GAAAGTAACACTGCTGGACCAGTAATAATAACAACACTATAATATGTTAAAAGATATAATAGATTTATTAAATGAAGATGATTGGCTAGTGTCTGACGAGGACATATTGATAGCTAAAGGAAAATATCAATCCATTACAAACTGGAAAGAATTTAAGTACAACATAAAACAAAGAAGATTATAAAATGGCAGAAGAAAAAAAGATTTTATACAGAATCACTGTAGATGCAAAAACTGCAACAGGTACTATATCAAATATGTCTGGTGGATTTAAAAAGACTCAGATAGCCGTAGAAGACCTTAATGAGGTTTTAGCAGAGATGAATGGAGAAATGTCAAGAACTACTAGTGGTATCGGTAGGCAAATGGCTTCGTTAAAGAAACAAAGGTCTCAAGTACAAATAAATAGTAAAGAATATCAGAACTTAACAAAATCCATGAGATTCTATCAGAGTCAAATGGATATGTCTACTGGAGCAACTGGTTCTGCATCTTCTGCTGCTATGGAATTAGGTAGGGTTTTATCTGATGCACCCTATGGTATTAGAGGTGTTGCGAATAACATTTCTCAGTTTGCTTCTCAAATGGCTTTTGCTGCTAAATCAACAGGTAGTTTAAAATTAGCTGTTAAAGACTTATTTAAAGCTTTAACTGGACCTTTAGGTATATTATTAGCAATACAGGCAGTTATTGCTGTTTTTGAGAAAATGTCTATGGCTAAAAATAAAGCTGCAGAAGATTCTGAAAACTTAAATAAAGAATTAAAGAATGAGATTAAAACACTAGAAGGTTACGAATCTGTTCTAAATAATGTAAACTCTAGCTTAGAGGACAGAAACAATGCTATAATAACAGCTATAGCTAGTAATAAGGATTATGCTAAATCAATATTAGATGGCTCAGACACAATTACAGGTCAAGAGGAGGCTTTAAGGGCTTTGTTAGACGAAAAGAGGAAGCAATTAGAGTTAGACGAAGAAATTATTAAGGTAAACTCTATAAATGATGGAATTTTAAAGGATGAGAAAAGAAGTAGAGATGAGATATCTGAATCTATTAGAAAAACAGAGGCTGCTTTATTATCTTTAGATGGGTTAACGTCTGCCTCTGCTGCGTTTAGAGCTTCAACCTATAATGACACACTAGATAAAGAAAAGCAAATACTAAAAGCTCTAGACGACAGGGCAGAAGCTATGGAGCGAATTAAACAACTATACGAACCTCCTAGACAAGTAGTTGAACGTTCTGTAGAGTGGTACAAGCAACAAATATCTTTTGCTGAAAAAACCAGAGACCAGCTATCCACAACTAGTACAGCTTATAAAGACCAAACTAAAGTTATCGAAGGTCTTAGAAAAGAGTTAGAGAAGATTACTGGAGTTAAAAATAAAGGTGGTGCTGGGAAACAACTATCTACATTTGATACTCCAGAAGAATTAGAGTTAAAAGTAAAAAGCACTCTAGATGCTAGGCAAAAACTTGCTCAAAAGACAGAGATGATAAACCTAAAGACAGAAGAAAAAGCTAGGTTGTCTATGGTTCAAAATGAAGAAGATAAAACCTTTATAAAAGAGGAGTACGCTTTAAGAAGACTTGATATTACCGAGAAGTACGAGAAAAAGGCTATGCTATTAAAGAAACAAAATGCAATAAAGTCTGCTCAAGAAACTCACGCAGAATATTCCAAAAAGGTTGATAAGGATTTAGCTAAATTTATATCTGGAATAAAGAAAGAAGGAAAGGCTCTTACTGATGCAGAACAAAAGGAAATAACTAGAGCTGAAACTGTAGCTTTTGATAAGAAGAAGAATTCTGGCGATAGATTAAATCAAGCTGTTATTCAAATACAGGAAGAATACGGAAAACTATTACCTTTTTGGAAGCAAATGGCGGCAGTAAGAAGAGCAGCTGTAGGAGAAGAAAAGCCTATAGAAAAAGGCGAGGAGTTTACTTTAGCTGAAGGTCTTCAGCAGTATATGAAAGTTCAATCTGCTATGACTGACTTTATGAGTGGAGAGTTTGACAGACAGTTAACTATAGAGCAAAATAAAACAAACGCTTTAAACAACGAGCTTAATCAAAGACTTCTAAATGAAAATCTGTCTAAAGATGAGAGAGAAAGAATACAGCTACAGATAGCTAGAAATGATGAGAAGTTAAGAAAGAAGCAAGAAGTTATAGAAAAGAAAAGGTTTAAGCTAAATAAGGCAGCCAATATAGCCAATGCAACTATAAATACATACTTAGGAGCTACTCAAGTATTATCTTCTGATACAATACCAGATGTAGCAAAACCTTTTGTTATGGCAGCAACTATAGCTAGTGGTTTGTTACAAGTAGCTAAGATAGCTAGACAGAAGTTCCAGTCTTCAGCTGGTAGTGGAGGTGCTATAGGTGCAGCAGCAGGTCGAAGTGGTAGTGGTGGAGAAGGTAGAGAGTTTAATTTCAACCTAGCAGGTAGTACACAATCAAATCAACTAACACAATCAATAGCTGGTCAATTAAGCCAACCAATACAAGCTTATGTAGTTTCATCAGAAATGACAAGTCAACAACAATTAGATTTAAGTATATCCAACACAGCAACAATAGGTTAAAATAATAATTATGGAAGATTTAGACATTATAGAATTAATAATAGACGAAAACAATTTAGAGGATGGAATAGAAGCTATCTCTCTAGTAGAAAGCCCTGCAATAGAAGAAAACTTTGTAGCTTTAAGTAGACATAAAGTAGAGTTCAAATCTGTAGACGACGAAAAAAGAATTGTAGTAGGGTTAGCTTTAGTTCCGGACAAGGAAATATTTAGAAAAAGTGGAGACTATGCTTACAAGATAATGTTCTCTAAAGAGACTGTTAAAAAAGCATCTGAACTTTACCTTAAAAGACTAAAGAATAATAATGCTACTATAGAACACGAGTTAGCAGTAAAAGGAGTTTCGCTTATAGAGTCTTGGATAGTAGAAGACCCTAATATGGATAAAACTAACCTGTACAAGTTAGATGCTCCGGAAGGTGCTTGGGCTGTAGTTATGAAGATTGATAACGATGAGATATGGGAAGATGTAAAGCAGGGTAAATATCTTGGTTTTAGTATAGAAGGTTTCTTCAGTCAAAAAGAACAAGAGTTAGCTAAGCAAGAGTTAAAGTCCTATAGTGACTATCCACAATCTGCAACTAACAATGCTAAAAGAGCTTTAGCTTGGGTAAAGAAGAATGGATGGGGAAGTTGTGGTACTCCTGTTGGAAAACAAAGAGCAAACCAACTAGCTAACAGAGAGCCACTAACTAGAGATACAATATCTAGAATGGCATCATTTAAAAGACATCAGCAACATAAAGACGTACCTTATTCAGAAGGATGTGGTGGACTTATGTGGGATTGCTGGGGAGGAACTAGTGGTGTTGAATGGGCAATAAACAAACTAGAGAAGTTATCTTTATCTGAAGAGGACTCTGAGGCTCTAGAATTATTAAATAAAATCCTAAACAAATTAAAAGATGAATAGAAGAAAAGAACAAAAGTGGAGTAGAACATCTCCAAAGAACAAGCGAAGAGGATGTCTATGTAAAGACGGAAGTAAGTATAGCAGAGAGTGTTGTAAGGGTAAAATGATTAATCAAGGAATAGGAAACATTTAATCAAAAATACAACAATATTTATATTACTAGTTATTAGTATTAGTTAGTATTAATAATAAATTTTAATTTATGAAAAGTCCAAAAGAAATTGTAGATGCTTTAAAGAGCGTTTTACAAACTTCCTCTGAAGAAGTAGTTGAAACACCTGTAGAAGAGGCTGTTGAACTAGCTGAGGAAAAAGTAGAACAAGCTGAGGAAGTTATCGAAGAAGCTCCTGTAGAAGAAGTTATTTCTGAAGATTCAGACGTTGAATCATTAAAAAAGAAATACGATTCTTTATACGAGGAGTTAAATTCATTAAAGGCTTCTGTTAGTCAAATGATGGAAATCGTTTCGCCTTCAGAGGAGAAAGACGTTCCTGCTGAGTTATCAGAGGAAGTAGAAATTAAGGAAGATGTTACTGAATTATCTGCTGAAGCAGAAGAAATAGTACATTCTCCAGAAGCTCAAGTAGAGCAAAAACAACAACATTTATATTCACAAAGCAGAAGTAGAACTGTGAAAGACTCAATCTACAACAAACTATTTAATAAATAAAAAAAGATGGCAACAACAACTTCAATTACAACAACTTACGCAGGAGAAAAAGCAGCAGGGTACATCTCAGCAGCTTTATTATCTGCAAATACTATCGATAAAGGTGGTATTACTGTTAAACCAAATGTAAAGTTCAAGCAAGTAATCAAGAGACTTTCTACCACAGACTTAATCGCTGATGGAAGCTGTGATTTCGCTGCTACTGATACTGTTACTTTAGACGAAAAAATCTTACAACCAGAGGAATTTCAAGTAAACTTAAACTTGTGTAAATCTGATTTTAGAGATGATTGGGATGCAATATCTATGGGATATTCTGCATTTGACAACTTACCTCCTTCTTTCCAAGAATTTTTAATCGCTGAGATTATTGCTAAGATTGCTGAGAAGAATGAGAAAAATATCTGGATGGGTGCTACTGCAACTGCTGGAGAATTTGACGGATTAGTAGCTTTAGCTACTGCTGATTCAACTGTAAACGATGTAGCAGGAACTACTATTACTTCTGCTAACGTAGTAGAGGAAATGGGTAAAGTAGTAGATGCTATGCCTTCTGCTTTATACGGAAAGTCAGATGTAAAATTATACGTTGCTCAAAACGTTTATAAAGCTTATGTAAGAGCTTTAGGAGGATTTGGTGCTGACGGAGTAGGAGCTGCTGGTTACGAATCAAAAGGAAATAACCAATCTATCAACTCATTATTGTTTGATGGAGTAGAGATATTCTTAGCAAACGGATTAGACTCTAACTATATGTACTTAGCTGAAGCTTCTAATATCTTCTTTGGAACAGGATTATTATCTGACCACAACGAAGTTAAAGTACTGGATATGAGCGATTTAGACGGAAGTCAGAATGTTAGATTCGTAATGCGTTTCACTGCAGGTGTACAACACGGATTTGGTTCAGACATCGTTCTTTACACTCCAGCTTAATTAATTAATTATTAACAATAACCCTCCTCTTTTATGGGGAGGGATATTAAAAACCAATACAACAAATGGCTTGTGATTTAACATTAGGAAGAAAAGAATCTTGTAAGGATTCGGTTGGAGGTATAAAAGCTATCTACTTATCGAATTTTGAAGACACTGATATTTCTGACTATACATTTGATACTACAAATACAGACGTTATTGACGCTGTATCTGGAACACCAAACGTATACAAGTATGAAGTAAGAGATGCTTCTTCTTTCACGCAAAATATTCAGTCTAGTGCTGAAACAGGAACTACTGCCTTCGAACAAGTAGTTGAATTGACATTGAAAAAATTAACTATTGAGGACAATAAAGAATTAAAATTACTTTCTTATGGTCGACCAAGAGTTATTATTGAAGACCAAAATAACAATTACTTTTTAGCTGGATTTGAAAATGGCTGTCAAGTAACTGCTGGTACTATCGTAACAGGACAGGCAATGAATGACCTTAGTGGTTATACATTAACTTTAACCGGTATGGAAAAGAGACCTGCAAACTTCTTAGACTCTGACCCTGCAACTGTAGGATTTACCGTTGTAGTTCAATCATAGTTTCACGTTTACTTTATGTTTTTAGTTTAGGTCTACTTCGGTAGACCTTTTCTTTTGCAATAAAAACAAAAAAACGAATATACGTTATAAGTTTATGATTAGATTATTGCCAACATCAAGCTCACAAACTTTTTCTATATTGCCTAGAACATTAGATACAACAGGTATCAATGCTACAATAAGAG